CATATCCCATGCCCTCCCTGACCTCATTAGGGATGATTATCGGCATGGTGGCATAAGTAGTTGCCTTGATGTTCATGTCCTCCTGAAGCTCCGGCACATCGGAGATATCGTACATGATTATCGCATTCGGGTTAAGCTCAGCTATCACCTGATTGTTGATTGCATCCTGCACCCGCATCACATTGGGAAGGACGGCATTGGTATAAACCAGCTTAACCATCTGCTTCACATTGGACTCGGTGGCCGCATTGTGATTGTTGAACCATGTACTTGATACCCCATAGACATTGCATATCTTATCGAAGTCGATATCTGCAAGGGCTGTCAGGTCCATATCCGCCAGCGTGGAACCGATAGGGATATACCCCACCTCACCACCCATGATATAGGGTGCTGACTTATTGGATGAGTTGGACAGGAATCTTGCGAAGTTCTCCTTGTGTAGGTTGGCAAGCTCAGGACTGAAGGATGGGGACTTATCGAATAGTACCCCCGGCAGTCCTCCATTCTGGAGCTGGCTTACAGATACATCGATATTGCTTTGCACCCTGGTAAGCCTATTGGATAGCACCTTGATAGGACTCAATCCCCTGACATCCTCATCGCCGCTGCCCGGATTCTCAAGCTTCACATAGACCATATCCTCCACGGGTATCTCGAAGGATGCCCCGCCATTGACATTCTGATACACGAAGCCAACCACCTCAAAAGGAAAGTAACTGCTAACCCGCACGATGACATTGGCCGGGTTGATTAGTATCAGCTTGAACTGCCCGGCATTAACGCCCAGCTCGTATCTCTGCTTATACAAAAAGACCTCACCGGATATCAGGAGGTTCATGTGTATCTTTTCCTTCATCTCAAAGGTCAGCTGATTAAGCACAGCCTCCACTTTGTCATCCATTAGCTCGGTTCCATCCTTCGCCTCAATATAGTAAGGTATCATCCCCGCCGTCAAAGAGAGGCGGCTCACCACGGAATAGACATCGTCCATCGTCTGGTAAACCATCTGCTCCTTGAGGGTCTTGTAATGCGGGAATATGGTGGTGTTGAAATTAGACATGAATGAGGCTATCCGTGCATCATTCATTTGCTTTATCGTGTCTAAATATCTTTGGAATTTACGGCCAAAAAGGTCCATTTATTTGAGTTTAATATGTAGCAGCCACAAAGCTCCGCTTTGGTTTGAGTTCAAAATACTCACGCATCATCAGGGCATCGGCGAAGTCAGGTGAACGGCCAAGGATCTCTTTTACCTTGTCTTTAGGTATCACCCCTTTCTTGGTATCTGAGTCCATATTTTTCTGCTTCACCTGTTCAAGCTCCTCGATGATCCATCCCTTCACATCTTCATCGCATTGTAAAAATAATCCATTTCTGTTTATTCGTTCAGATAATCTGAAGTAACATTGGCTCTTTAGATTGTCGAAATTCTCTTTCATTCTCTTTCCATCCTCATAAGGACCATCAGGACTCTCCACCGGGCTGGAGTTATTTACGAATCCTCTCACCTTCAGAAAATCCACTATTCCCCCACCCATGCCATCCTCATCCACAAGCACATCAGACAGACCTATCCCCATACGATATCTCGCCTCCTCCAACAGAGTACCCGTCTTGTCAAGTGTCTGCCTATCGAACCAGCGAACCTTACCCCTCCATCCATCCCATTCAATGATGACTATCTTATCCCCTCCCAGCCGGGCGATGTCGGCGGTTATCTTTTTCTCCCCGCTTGGTACAGGATTGGAAAAGATATCAAGTATTTTATCGTAATCTATCAAGGCACTGGGATCATCATCATATTCCCAGTTACCATATATCAGCCTCTCCTTCTCATGTGGGCTTAATATCTGCATCAGGTTGTCAATATACCCCTGTGACAGCATCTTATTGTCCTGAGGATAGGCGATAATGAACGCCTTATGATCAGGCAGCTTGCCATCCCGGAAGGGCCGATAATAATCCGTGTATAAATAGTTCTTTGCCGGGTTGCAGGTCTGCAACAGCTTTCCCTTCAGGCCGTAGGTGTCATTCTTCCACCGACCTATCGATGCGAACAGGTTATTCTTTGCCGCCAGCCGGAACTGCCCCGCCTCCTCTATCCATCCCCTGGTCATCTGCATTGAACCGAACCGCTGATATAAAGGATCCCGTGGCTGGTAAGCCGCATCAATGAGGAATACCTTGGAGCCATTGTAAAGAGTAAAGTAGTTATCCTGCCCGTTGAAGGAGAAGTATTTCTGATGCAGGCCCCAGTTACCGAAGACCTCATGGATGGTGGGGATGGTGTACTTCCGCAGGTCACTCAGCGAATCCCTCGCAATGAAATAATGAGTACCCGGATATATGAGGGCATCACCGAAGATCAATGAGGCACCGGTATATGACTTGGCTCCTCCCTTGGCACCGCCATACACTATCTCAGTGGTATGGTCATCCTTCCACCTGGCACCGCACTCCTTTTGTTTATCGTTGCCATGAGTCTCAAAGCTTAAATCGTATGCCATTATTTAGCGCAGTATGATTCCACATTAAGGGATATCAGGGTATTCTTTAGATGCTCACCTGAGCTGTCATCTATCTCTGACTCATAACGCCTCACATTAGTAAAGCCACAGGTCAGCAGGAACCGTGTCAGGCTTGGGTAATCCCATGCCGTCTTATTGTATATGTTCACCCCGATATCCATCCTCCCGAACAGCGGGCCAAGTATCATCTCAATCTTTAGCTTATTAGCGGTGTACATCTGGCTGAGCCTCCAAAAGTCAGGAGTGGCTATCCTCAGCACGCCTCCCGGCTTCAGCACCCGGTGCCATTCGTTGAACACCTTGATCACCTCCTTTCTGTCGAAATATCCTATCAGATGGGATGCGTAAATCATATCCACCGTGCTATCCTTATAAGGTAGCTTCTTGACATTGTGGCTCCTGATATGGTCATAATCCTGAGCGTCTATATGGTCCCATTCCGGACCGAGGTCCACCTTCCCACATCCCAAATGTAACTTAATCATCTTCCGTTGCCGAGCTTCTTTCGTTTAAGTATATTAACATTGATAGTATCATAGAGGTCGGTATTCTGATAGGTGCTGTCGCAAGTCCTGAAGCCATGGATCCACAGATGCCCACCGAAGGAATATTGTCCCGCCTCCAGCCCTGTGATCACGGGGACGGTCTTGCCATCCACAGCCTGCCATGTAATTGTCGCTGGCTTGCCGGATATCTGATAGACATCCACGCCCATGTCCGGTGCTTCGGTATCGGGTGCCATTCCGCAGGTGGATATGAAAGATGAATACTCACACAGGCAGATATTGTCTGTCCTGCCGGAGGTGATATCTGTGCCGAGTTCCAGCGTGCTGGGCCATATAGCCCGCTGCTGTAGGTTCTCATCCTTCGGGGTACATCCCCAGATGAAGATGAGGAAAAGTATATTTTTCATAGTTAAGGAGTTTCACAAAATTAAAAATTAATATAGCTTTTGCAAGTGGTGTGAAAAAACCCCCGCCAAGAATAGCAGGGGTAAACAAATGAAAAACAATCCCAACAAATATATAAAAACCCCAGCTAAGATTAGCCGGGGGTAATCCAATAACCTTAAAATTTGATATAAATATACATCATTTTTTGAGATACAAAAAGGCCCGGCCACGAATAGCCAGGCCGAAACAAACAACCAGCTATTTTTCCTTATTGAATATCTTATCGCTGATTAACTCAACCCCCTTGAGGCCGAGGAAACCAAGTATGAAAGCTATTGAATACAGGTAGTTTTGTTTAGTGATATCGAACAGGTCACCCACCACCGGGGTAAGGTAATTGCTTGAAGCCATGCCGGCAATGATAGATGCCAGCGTGGTACGGAATGAAAACTCTTTTTTCTTTGTCAGGTTTACTAATGATCCCAAAAATCCAGCCATCAATAACCCTATGTTTATACCAAGGTCCTCTATCAAGTTTCTCATTTTATTACCATTCCTGTTATCTGCTTAATATCTATGTTACCCTCCATTGTGGTCTTCTGATTGTCGGCCCACCCGTAGCGGTTCTTCATGTTCATATACCAGAGGGTTGAGTTAAAGTCCTTGTTATGGATATTCTTGCGGCCATTGGTGAGCCACCATGACTCAGCGAGGAACTTCCCCTGTTTTATGGTTTCCGAAAAAGTAGGCTCTTCCTTCATCCATCTTTCCC